GCTTTGGTCAGCGCGGCGCCGCCGATAATGCTAGTTAGATTCGCGCCGGTTAATTCCTCTATGTCGCCTGCGCCCGCCGTAATACGACCGAGAACACGAGAGGTCGCCGATACGTTTTGCAATTTCGCGTAGGTCCAGGAATCGTTAGGCACTACCGGGGTTAGCGAAAAGGTCCACGTACCACCAACGGCGCCCGCACCCGTGCCGAGAAAATTGAACGCGGGGTTGTCCGTAGCGTTGCCAAGCTCAAGTGTCGTAACCGCCCCGGCAGTCCGCGCAAACTGCGCAATGCTGTGCGGATTAATACCCGCGTCATCGTAGACCGCAAAGACCATTGCGCCCGGGGATGTAACTACCGCCCAGTTTTTCGCATTGGTTCCCGCGCCCGGGTTGCGGAACCAGATAGCCGGATTGCCGGTAGAGGTAAGCGCAAGCGCGATGCCGTTAAGGGTTGTCGGTAAACCTGCAGTCACCGTGCCGGAAAACCGGTGCTCATTCGTCCAGGTTGGCGCGATTGCCTGCGACAGCGCGGGCGCCGCATCGGACCGCATCGCCGTGAGTGCCGACCCGTTGATAACACTTAGACCAATGGCGTTAGACGGGTTCGCAAAGTCCGCCGCGTCTAGCCCCGCGTCGGTCCACGCGGGCGCGGCGGCGGGGCCCCCGGAAGTTAGGACCTGCCCAGCTACACCGTAGTTAGCCCCGGCAATGCCGAGGGCGCCCGCGCTGCTAATGCGGAACCGTTCGCCGCTGACTGCGCCCGGGCCCGAGGTATGGAAACGCAATTCGCCCGGCACGGAATCCGCCGCGACCGTGCCCGCGACCGTCGCCACGATAGACGCGGCTATCGCAAAGTCCGTGCCGTCGGCCCCGGCAAAATGCAGCGCGGCTAACACGTCATTGGCCTGCACGGGTGTTAGACCGTCATAAGTGTTAGAGCGCGTTTTCGCCCAAACATATTGAACGCCGGTCGGGTCGTTACTGCCGCGTGTTTGTGTGTGCCCGGACCCTAGCCCGGTATTACCGAACGTCTGCACCCGCACCGACGCGCCTAACATCGGCGCCGGGGCCGCCGTGCCGAATAGCGAATGCGTCCCGGTAAAGGCGTGCACGCCCGTCCAGGTCGGCGCGATAGATTGATCTAGCGCGGGCGCCGCGTCGGAACGCATCGCGGTGTCGGCACTACCGTTAATAATGCTAAGGCCTACGCTCGCCGTCGGGTTCGCAAAGTCCGTGGTTCCGGGCGGGCCCGCCTCGCCCCGGATCGCGGGCAATGCGGACCAGGGGCGCACCCCGTCGCCGCATTTTAGTTGCGGGTCGCTGCTGCCCGGATTTTCTACACCGAACTCCCCTAACAATAGGACCGGATCGGCTAGCGTCCAGTCGACTGTAGGCTTTGCGAGGTTTTGGAATCGGCCTAGATAGGTCGCCATAGTTAGCCCTCCAATTCGATCAATAGCCCCACGGCTAACATGTCCGTTATGCGTTCGCGTATCACGGGTTCGCTACCCTCGCCGCGTGCAACGGCAATGCGCACGAGGTCGCGCAGCGGTAAGGCGCGGTGCGCAATTGCGCAAATACGCCCGGCAGGATCGCAGCACGCGTGCGCCCCGGGCGCGCGGCGTACTAGTGTTTCGGTATTCATGGTTCGCCCCCGATAATGTCGAACGATTCCGGCAGCAATAACGGCGGATCTTCTAGTTCGGTCGTGTCGTCCTGGTACACGAGGGGGTTATAGTTAGTCCCCTGCAGTTGCACGTAGGGACCACTGGCACTAACGCCCGTCAGTAACCAGGGGCGGACGTTCGCCGCTGCGTCGTCGAAAAACGCGTACAGGGTGCCGGTCGAACTGTCGCGCCCTTTAATCGTTACCTCGGGCACCGGGTCGCGCGATAGTTGCACCTTGTTAGGCACCCCGGCGACCTCGGTTACCGGTATCGTGTCGACCGTTTGCCCCTCAAGGTCGCGTAACAGAATCGAGTAGGTATGCCCGACGCTAAAGGCAACGTCCCTATCTAGTGTTAACTCGCCGCCGTCAACTATCAGGACCTCGCCCGCGCTTGCCGCGAGGTTCGCTATATCGTCCGTGATATTGACCACGTCGCCGGGTCTGCATATGCGCCCGTCCTCGGTCACGCTTACCGCGATTTGTTCGCGGCGGTATCTAATGCGATTCATTTCGTAGCGGGCGCGGCGCCACGCCTGCGGCCAATTAGCGCAGAAGGCTGACACCTGCAACGGGTTAACCGGTTCGGCGATAGGTGAATAGGTGTACTCGCGCACCTTGTAACCGGCCGACACGTCTAACCAGTTAACTGTCACCGAATCGTTCTCGCCGTCATTAGTCATGCGCATAGACACCGACTCGCCATCGGGGTTTTTGGTGCGCCCGTTAAAGAGCGCAATCCGCGTAGCCGTCGCCTGATCGCGGGACGCGTAGATTTTTTTCCCGACCCGGTACACGACCGCGCGCACCACGTCGGCAATGCGCACTAGTTCGGAGTCGATATCCTGCATCTGATCTAGCGTCATGGATATGCGACCTTGCGCGCCGCCGTCCATGTCGTCTAACTGCGCCTGCAATTCGTAGATTCCGGCTATATCTATTTGCGCATCGGTCTTGTTAGCCCCGTCCGTCGCCTTGCAGCGCGCTACGAAATTGTCGGCCCATTTGTCAGTGGGCGCCGCCTCGGTCCACGCGCTGCCGTCCCAAGTCGGCAACACGCGGGTTGCGACGCAGTTAAAAGTAGTCTCGCCCATCGACACCGCGCTGCGCGAATTCGCCATAGCTAAGAGCACAACCGTAAACCCATCGTAGTGCGTCGCCGGTAGATAGCGCATCGCCGCCAGCCGTTCCCAAAATGTCTGTTCTAGGTATTGGTTGGTGTCGTCGTCGATATGATTGTTCGTCGTTTTAGTCAGGCGTACCTGTATCCAGGGGGAACCGGCCGGAAGTCCCGCCGTGGTAAGGGCGGCGACGCTGACGGCTTGCGTAAAGCGCAAAGGGGACGAGGTCCCTTCGGTGTATACGAACGGGGCTATAGCTATCGGCGGTTCGGTCTGCCCCTTGCGCCGGAATTCTGCCTGCACGCTAACTAACAACGTGTCGCGATACCCGGAAGCAAAATGTGCGAGACCTTGCTTAAAGGCTATGTCTATCCATATTTCGGTAGGGTCCTCCATTGGCACCGTGAACCAGTTGGTAGGCTCAGGGGTTGTCGTCTCAGGAGTGCCGCTGCCCTCGGCGCCGGTCTCACTACCGGGTAGATAGTGCGTTATATGCGTCGACTCCCAGGCATTAGGGAACGTGTAGGTAACGCCGTCGGGGTCCTCTATTCGAACTATCAAGTCCTGCCGGAACGTCGGCAGACCGCCGATTAGCACTAGCTGCGGCGCCGAATAGACAACCGTCCCGCGATAGGTCGCGCTCGCCGCCACGAACTTAACGACGGACCCAACCGGCAACCCGCCGATGTAACCGCCGTATAGGCGCGCGTCCTCGCCGGTCGGCGTCGGGAACCATGTCGACGAGGTGCCGTAATAGACTGCGCTAGTTTGCGTCGACGCCGGTTCGTAAATAACAATAGAGGGGCCCGCGCCGGTCTCGTCGACAACCGGACCCGTTAGGACGTAGGTATAAGGCGCGGCGCTCGCCGGGTCCGGCACCGTGTCGACCCAAAAAAACGCGTCATTAAAGTTCGTGCCGTCTATCCGTATCGGCGTGTCCGCCGGGATAGCTAGATAGACGTCCGTAACCATTGTCTTTGCGGTCGCGTCGAACTCCACGCCGGTCGTCGCGACGGTGCCCGCGCCCTCTGACATGAGGGATATTCCGCGCACCTCGGGGGACTCCCGAACCATTCGCATCTGTGGCGTTACGCGCTTGGCCGGGTCGGGGTCCTCGGGGTCTATCATTGTGAAGGACGCGCCGGTTATATCCGTTATCGGCGTCTCGCCTAACTTTACGGTAGCTAGTGGTATGTCATAGCGCCCGGCGCCGACTACAAAGAACTGCTGAATAGTCTGCGTGCGTTTCCACCACGTCTCGATAGGGTTGCAGAGTAGGTCCGGGTAACTGCGCACCGTGCCTAAGATATCCGGCACGCGCCCGCCGACTCGCATTCGGTTGCTTTGTCCGGCTAACGCATTGTTGCCGCTAGTGTCCGGGTCCGACTCGCGGCGGGGTATCACGCGCGGCGCGAGTAGTTTGGCGATATAGGAAAGCGCGAGGGAAATCGCGAGGTTAATAAAGAACGACACCGGATCGGCGGCGACACCGCGCGCGAGGATATACACCGCGAAAGGTTGCACGACCTCGCCCGGCAGATTAACCGCCGCTATTTCGTGGTCCTCGTGCACCGTGTCCCGGTACACGCGCCAAGGTCCCGCTAATCCGCGCGGGTACAGGCGCCGCAGGTTCGCCGCCAGCGTGGCACCGCTAACGAGGTCGAACGTCTCACGTTCGCCGCTTAAGCTGTCGCGGATAACGATTAGCTGCGGCATTCGTAGAATTCCACGCGGGCATAGAGCAACCCGACCCGTTCCAGCGGCATGAATGCAACCCCGACGGTTTCAAGCGCGTGCAGAACGCCGCCGTCCAGCATTACGCCGCAATGATGCAGGCGCCCGAACCGCGACCGCCCTAACGCAACGGCGCAGCCTTGGGCGCCGTCGGACTCTATCCAGGGGCTTCCCATATGTTCCCGTCCGCCCGTGGCGCGGTAGATAGCCAGCGCCGCCGCCTGCGCGGACGGGATATCAGGCGCGGGTATTCCGGCGTGCGGCGTCGCGCGGCGGTAGTAAACCCGGCGCACGTATTCGAGCAACGTGAAACAGTCGAAGCCCTCGGTCGGACTCGCCCCATCGCGCTTGTAAGGCGTGCCGACCAGTAGTAAGGCGCGTTGCGTGGAACTCATAGGAACGCCAGAGAGGGAAATAGGTCCAGGGTATAACGCGTGCCCGCGCCGACGTTCGGCAGAACTTCCGCGCTCGCCTCGCATTCGATAGCTAGCCGAGTCATGTTGACGCTAACCACGAATAGGGTTAGCGGATCAATCGCGGGTGCGCTGCGGTCCGTGTCTAGATAGGCCCGGTAAACTACTTGTACCGCCTCCTGTAAATCGTCGTCGGTAAGCGCGCGGAGTTCCTGCGCGACCAGTCCGTTAGCGTTGTCTAGACGAATCGTTACGCGTTGTTCGGTGCTAATGTTGTCCGCTGCAATTTCCGCGATAAAGCCTAACGGCTGCGCGGTGAATGTGACGGCGGGCGGTTCCGTGGTCGCGGTGAAATCCTCGCCGTAATCGCTAACCCATATCGACCCGACCTCGCCGCCGCCCGGTCCCCATGCCGTGTGCCGAAATTCCAGGACATTAACCGCCGTCGCGCGTTCGTTCCCGTGCTGCGTTAGCCACTTCGCAAATTCAGAGTCGAATGTAGCGGGCATGTCCTAACACTCGTTATCAGCAATAAGGCTGAGGTCGAATTGATCCTGGTAGACGTCGACCGCTGTTAGGTCCGCTTGGTAGATATCGGCGGCCGCAAGGTCGGCGCGGTAGACGTTGCTAAAGACGTCGTTAAGGATTGCGTCGCAGGCGGTGTGGTCGATACGTGTACGGATTGCGACAGCTTGCAAGGTCCAGCCGCGACCGAGGGGCACAAGCGTATAGTTAGACACGAGCGCGACCACGCGATCCCCGCCGATCCACGGCGCATAAAATTCGCCGTCGTAGTTTTCGATAACGTCACGGTAGAACGCCTCCCATATTTCGAACTGCGCGGGGGAAAGGTTTACGGAAAATTCCCAACTAGCCGGGGCGGTGCGGGACTTAACGGCGAGACGCGTAACCCCTGTTAGGACGTCGGCGATTTCAACGCGCGTAGGCCCGTTAACCGTAAAGCCGTCGGCGACCGGACCGGGCAGGGTAGCGGGCCAAACCGGCACGGGACCTGCGACGCGCGGCGTAGCTGCGCGAGGTTCAGGCATTGGCGCCCCCCGAGAATCGCGGCAGCGTCCAGCGTTCTAACTCCATTACCCCGGAAATCTGCCAGCGCCCGCCGCCGTCGCGCTGGGCGCGCCATTGGCCTATGAGTCGGGCGCGCACCTGCGGAGTTACCGTTCCCCAAGGTAGATAGATGTAGAACGAAAGGGCGCCGTCGGCAAGGTCGTAAGTAAACCATTGTTGCCACGCGCGCCAACCCGCCTCGGTCACGTCGATACCGAACGACACGTTAACGGGGGCGCTTGTGTCCGCCTTGCGGGACGCGAACGGTTCGGGCAGCGACGCGGATACCTGCGTCCGCATTACGCTTTCAACGTTCGTGTTATCCCTGGTAAGACAACCGAATAGCGCCGCGTTCCATTCCGGTAGCGCTGACATTAGTTAGGTCCGCCGCCGTAGCCCATAGGTCCCCTGGATACTTTGCGCGGTCTGCCCGTAGCCGCTGCGCAAGGAACGATTAACACGCGCCTCGGCAAGGTTCGCGCCCATTGTTGCCGCCTCTAGGATTAGCGTCATTCGGTCGTTACTTCGCTGCATTCGCGCGGCGGCGGGAACGCCTAGTTGATTAACTATCGTAATGTTAGGCACGCTGCCCGCGACGCCTAACTTCCCGCCCGCCGTGCGGCGTAATGGCATTACCGCTTCCGGCCCCGCCTCGCCCATGATTCCGGTTGCACCGCCCGACAGACCGAACGTGGTAGGGGCGCTAACGACACCGCCCGAGGCGAGAGGGATAACGTGCCCGTGCTCGAATGCTTTTCCTTTTGCGGCGCCCGTTGTCATCCAGTCGCCGACCTCGCCGACCTTGGCAGGGGTCTTGCCAATGCCGCGCAGGAGGTCGTTAAGAAATCCCTGCAACGCCTCGGTTGCTTGCGCGGCGGCAAGCTGCGCAAAGATATTAGCTAGGCCCTGCGAGACGGTCGCGAAAAAGTCCCGCGCGTTCGTTATGCCGCCGCTAAATAGCTGCGCAAACGCGTCCTCTACAACCGCCGCCGCCTCTTCTATCTGGTCGAATTGTTCTAGCACGGTCAGCGTAATTTTCGGAACGTTGTCGCGTATGTCGGCTAACAACTGGTCTAACCGATCCTCGCCGAACTTCGCTAGATACTCGTCTATTGCTTTGTCCCCGTCCTTGGCTATGTTCTGGTAATCCTTGGCGGCCTTGTCCTTAACGTCGTCGCGGTGTTTCTTTATGTCCTCGGCTAGCTTCGCCGCGTCGCGTTCGCGTTTTGCCGCCGCTTGCGTCGCCTCGCGCGCGCGCTTTTCCTCTTGCGCCTTGTCGTAGGCGTCGACCTCGTCCCGATATTTTTTGTAGAGTGCTACGCGGTCGCGCATTTGCTGTAGCGCTATCGCCTGCGCGTCGCGTGCGTCTTGTTCGGCCTTTTTCTTTGCAATGTTTGCCGGGTCGTAGTCGGGGTTTTGCCCGACGGCTTTAGTTAGGCCCTTGCCGATATCGGACAACGCGGCCTTCTGGTCCTCAATATCCTGCCCGAGGTCCTTACTCCAACGGTCGATAACGTCCATAAAGGACAGAGGGTCAGCCGCTATCTGCGTGAATACGCGCGCGACGCTGATTAGTTCCTGAATAAAGTTCGCGACGAGACGGATAACGCCGCCGATTGTTTGGCCTATGCCGGTAACTATGTCTAGGAACATCTGCAACCCGGTCACGCCTTGTCCGCTGAGGGTCGCGTTAAACCCGGCAGCGTCGGCGATAGCTTGTATAAAGCTAGTCGAAATTGTTTTAAGTGCCTCTACTATGCCGCCCAGGGTTACAGCGGCGTTCGTCTGCTCGCCTAACTGTTCCATTTGTAGAATGATCTTTGTCAGCATCTCATTAGTTAGCTCGCCCTCTTTGGCGAGTTCGATTAGCTGCTGCGTAGTTAGGCCTAACGCCTCTTGCGCAGCGCGCGAAAAGGTCGGCGAGTCCTTAAGCATGGTCGCGAATTCTTTGGCACCGATTGCCCCCTTTTCCAGCGCGAACGACAGCGTATTGATTTGCGCGGCGGCGGCGCTTGCGCTTTTACCTTCGGCAACTGCAACGCGGGTAAAGGCGTCCGCGCTGCGTGCGGCGTCCTCGTGACTGCGGCCTAGCGCGTCATTCAGTTGGATCGCCTCGCCGTAGACCTTGCTTACCTCCTGGATAGACTTACCCGTTATAAGCGCGGTCGATTGCACAGACTGCAGGGCGGCGGAGGTCTCTGTGGCAGTTAGGCCTAACGTTCCCATAACGGCGCGGAACTGTGTTAGTTCGTCTAGCGCCTGCGCGATTCCCTTTAATGCGAACACGCCCGCGAGGATTGCGCCCGCGCCCTTGGCAACGTTAGCAATCCCGGCAAAGCCTTTATCTACTTTCGATAGCTCGCCCTCTAACTTGTCGGCGCCCTTTGCCTCTACGAGTAGTTCGTATATTAGGCTGCGTTTTTCGTCGGCCATGCTGCCCCCTCAGATATCCACGCCGACCGCCTGCAGGATGCGCGGATAAAACGCCACGCGAACCGCCGGGATAAGAGTCTTTTTCCGGAACGTCGAATGATGCGCGGTGAAGCCCTTTTCAATAGCTAGGCCGCGAATGCTAATGCCGGGAACTTTCCGCCCGCGCATTGCGTGCACGGCGGACCCGAGGTAGCCCAGGCGCCGCGATATGTTGCCGCGCCGGTCTTTGTAGCCCGCAGATTTCTTTTCGCCGCGCTTGCGGCGTAAGCGCTTGCCGACGTCCTCGTTAATGACGGACTCGTGTAACGCGTGCCACGCGTAGCTAGCGGGCTCCGACCCCTCGGGCACCAAAAACAGAACGTCGTAAAGATCAATCGCGACGTTAACGGACCCGCCTAAAAGTTCCGGCGTGGCGCGCCCGCCCGGGACTAGCCCATCGCGCGCGACATACCAGACCCAATCCCTCTGCAGGCGTGCGAGGCGCGAGGTCGGGAACCGTTTGCGAATGGCATTAGTTAGGATCGGGCGTAACCCGTTCGCGACGTCCGCGAGTGCCTGCCCGATGTAGCGGATTCGGACCGAACGGGTAGCGCTAGCTAGCGTGCCCGGCGTGAAACCGCTGCGTTGCTTGCCGGTGCTGCCGGTCGTGCCGTTAACCTCTACCATATGGAACGAGGGGTTCCCCGCGTCGACTATGTCCTTATGCGCTGTGGCGGCGGTGTCGTGGACCCAGGTCTTAGCCTGCGCGTCGAAGTAGCGCGCGTCTTTTATGAGGTACTGTTTAAGTTCCGTGCGCGTGCCGACCTTTCGCGTTCGCGGGATTTCTGTGAGGTCTATTACTGGTAGTTTCCGCATTGAGATAATCCCGGTCGATTGCCTGCACTAATTCTATAAACGCCTCGGCGTCCTGCACCCCGTAGCGGTCGGCCCATGCCGCGATAGCTCGCCAGTAGATAGGCCCCATAATTTCCGCGCTTAGTGCGCGCTCGCCGATCAAATCATAAAAGGCCCGTTGCGCTAGCTGCTGCCGTGTCGTTAGCGGCGGCGGGTCGCGGCGTAGCTTGACCGCCACCCCGCGCGCCGCGAGTGCGTCTAGTTGTTCGCGGTAGGCGCCTGCACCTGCGCGCCAGCGCGAGAACCTTTTAAAGCCTCGTTATCCTCCTGCGTTTCGCTGTATCGGTAGTTAGCCCGATTGAGTGCGAAGCGCTGCAGATCGTCGAACAAGTCGGACGCGTATTCGAATAGTGCCGCGCACGCCTCGGGGCTAAACGGAATCGGCACCCCGTCCGGGTCGACGATTCCGCGCCAGTCCGCGACGAGGTGCGCGGCGAATACCTTTTGCAACGCACGCGAGTCTTTGGGGTCGACGCCTTCGAACAACGCCTGTATTTCCCGGTCGAATAGATTAGCCCGCCTAACTATCAGCGCACGCCCTAACCCCATATCGAACGGCACGCCGTTACGCGCTTTGTCCGGATCGGTGCGCCAGTCCTCTAGCCCCGCGAATCGCCAGCCTTCGCTCTTACCGTTTTGCATAGTTAGGTCCCCTCGGGCCACGGTGTAGTGTTATGGGTACGCGTAATCAGAACGCACGAGTCCTCGGGCCCGCCCGCCGTTGTGACCTCGTCGACGAGGGCCTGCAGGGTGACCGACATGATTACGTCCTGATTCGTACCGCCCGCGACCTCGGTACATGCCGACACGCGCACGCGCGAAAACGCAAACTTATAGGCGTTTCCCTGTGCGTCGGTTGCGGTTACTTCGAATTCAATTTCCGTGCGTTCTAAGAAGGCGTCCATAAGGACGTCGGTATCAAAGGCTAGATAGATGTCCGCCGTAATTTCGCATTCGAACCGACCTAACACGACCTCGGACGCCGCCTCCTGCCCGAGACATGCAATGGCGCGCCCGTTGTTGCGCATGTTGATAACGAGGTTCGACACGCACCACGCCGCATAATCGGTGCCCTCTACCGTGAACTGCACCGGTAACACGCCCGCGCCGACAATTACCGGCAACTGCCCGGAGTCCAGGTAGGTCGCGCCCGTGAGGTCGACCGCGTCGCGCGACATGGCACCGCCCAACATCGCAACGGAACCGGTCGCGGCGCCGCCAGGGGAAAAGGTTAGCGACATGGAATCGACCAGCGACCTAACGAACCGGTTGTATTCGTAGCGGTTCAATGGGTCGGGGTCCGCCTCGTTAATCGTGAAGCGTTTTTCAAGCGTATGCGTAAGCAACAATTTCCCTACGGTCAATTCGTCCGCCGCAAAGGTGTTGCACAAACAACCCTCTAACAGGATTTCGAAACCCGGGTTACTGGAAACCTCAAAGGAAATATCACCGCCGCTTTGCCCGCCGGTAGTTAGGACGTCACTAACTTGGCGGTCGGGGTTCAGTTCGTTGGATAACGCGGTCTCTGCCGTGTAGGTAAGGGATTCGCTCGTTATCCGCAGCAATTGAAATGCCGGGGTGGCAGGAGTAACGCCCGGCGTTGCTTCCCGCACAATTGCGAGCCTTGTAAGGTCTGCACTAGCCATAGCTAACTACTCCTATTGCATTCGGTCGTATTGGTAGAGAAGGTCTACCGTGATTCCGTAATAGCTGCCGCGAAAGTCCCCGCCGTCTAAGTCCGTCGGGGGCTGCGCGGCTAACACTCGAATAAACCCGGTCGGGTCGGTCCAGTTCGCCATAGCGGCGCGCACGGTTTCGGCGGCGTCTACTGCCGACTGGTCTAACGTTTGGTGCGGGGTAAAGATCGCGACCGCCACGCGGCCCGACTCACGAAACAACGCGGGCACGCCCAGGGATATGCGGCTATCCGACGCGGGCAAAAAGTCCAGCGTATACCAGTTAGACGGCAGGGATTTTGTGGTCTCGGCGTGGTTAATACTTTCGACGAACTCGAAACCGTCGGGGGCTAACAACCCCGAGACCTGCGCGCGGAACGCGTCGCGAACTGCGGCGGCACTCATCCGCGCACCCCGCATATATATTTAACCAGCGTCTCGCCTATGTGCGATTCGCTAACCTGTTCGACGCCGCGCCGCGCGTCGTCGATAAAGAACGTGTCACCCTTTTGCGGCGGGCGGCTAACAAAGTCCCGCGCGTCGACGGTTACCCTAAAGGGATATTGCTCTATTGCGTTCGCCAGTTCCCCGGCGCCCTGGTACACGACGCGCGCGCGCACGGTGCGGCCGGTCGCGGCGCCCGCCTCAAAGAACTGCACCGGTTTGCCTAGCAGTTGGATAGTGTCCTGCAGGGCGCGGATTGCGTAGTCCGGAAGAGGGGGCAACATAGTTAGACCCCGGTGACGGACCGCTGCCGGTACGGTTCCAAAATCGCGACCACGCCCTGCAGTTCCGGGGGCCACGGCTTGCCGCCGAACTCGGCCGCGTTAACGCCCGGTTCACCGTAGGCGACGGCGGACCCGTCGACAGAGATAGACGTGATAGCGCCGCGCGTCGACGCGTCCGCCATATTCCCCGTGTCGCCCGTCGCGTGCCACCTTGCAAAGAACGCACGTAGTATTGCGTCCATTAGATCGGCGGGCCACGCATCGTCTGCATATCCGCCCGAGTAGTCGACACTAACTAGCGGTTCCGGCGTGCACGGGTAGTAGCTGCAGCCGCGCCCGCGCCATTCGAGAATCCCGGACGCAGGGAACACGCGCCACCCGGTCACCGCCGACCCGTCGACCAGGACGGCGCGCACCTCGGTTACCGGAAACCGATAGAGCATTAGCCGGGGGTTACGCGTGTCGACCGGTTCGAACGGTTGCAGTTCGGCGGCGAACGCCACGCCGCGCCCTAAGTACGCCTCAACTATCGCAATGGTCGCGGCGAACCCGTCCGTTATTTCGTCGTCCAGCGACGTATCGCCGGGCGGAATCCCTAACAGGTCCTTGAGTTCGTCCAGCGTCGGCATAGTCGCACCGCGCGAACTCGCGCCGTCGGCAAGCTGCGCGCGTATGCGTGCCGTTATCGGGCGCGGGTCGGACTTCTCCGGCGCCGTCACGTCGGCACCCCGTTAGCTTTTTGCTTCGGCGCGCGGATTACGGTCGCGCCGGGCGGGCCCTGGTCGCCCTTGTCCCCCTTGGGTCCTGGTCCGCCGTCGCGCCCGTCGCGCCCGTCGCGTCCGCTTTTAACGGCAAGCTGCCACGCGGCGCGCGCCTCGTCGCTGCCGGGCCGCAGCCCGCAGGATTCGGGCGCTTTGTGAATCCACATGCAGCCCGACGCGGTTACGCAGTCGTTCCGGTAATAGTTAGTGCCGTGGTCGTACACGCCGCAGTAGCTAAACGGGCGCTCGCCTGTTTCGACCCGGCGCACCTTGCCCGACGCATAGCGGTAGACCGCGACCTGATAGCCGCGCGCGTCATGTTCGTAGCCCTCTAGTTCGTGCCCGTCAAACATGAGGCTGTACCCGTCGACACCGGAACCGGGTTCGGCGGCGGTGTCCTGGTTCGCGAACCAGAGTCCCGCGCGATGCATGACCACGGCGCCGCGAGTAAAGCCGGTCTCAGGGGTCCAGTGCACCGGGGGCGTAAAGGTCGCATCCCGTCCGGGCGGTCCTGGTTCCCCGCGCGGGCCGGGGTGCGAAGGGACCTCGGTTACCGCGCGGGTTACCAGTTCCGCGATTGACCCGCGTAGCGCGTCAATCCGGGCACCCGTCGACGTAGTTAGGGCGTCGGCCTGCGCAATCGCACGCGTAGCGAAATCCGCTTGCACCTCGGTTACCCGTTCCTGCAGCTTGTCCGCGAGGTCGACCAGGGCGCGCGCCTGCCGGTCGACCTCGGGCGCTATCGACTCGGTAACTCGCCGGTCCACCGCGTCCGCAATCATGCGCGGCAACGCCTCGCGGACCGCGTCGGTTACCGCGTCGGTTATCAGTTCGACCAGGGCGCGCGTATTCATGCGGCTAACCTCAGGCGGGCGCGCGAACGCGCCGCGACGCGCAGCGCAAGCGCGCTTAACTCCGCGTCCGCGTCGGTCGCGTCGGTTGCGTCGGTTTCGTCGCCCGCGTCCGGGTCGGGCGGCGGGTCCGGTTCGGCGGGTGCGGGCACGGCGGGCCCCATCGGTTGCCCCGCCTGCGATAGCGGGCGGTACTGCATTTGTACTAACGGTTCGTCGCCGCCTTCCATTGGCTCTAACTCTTCTAGTTTCCGCGCCTCGTTAATAGTTAGGACGCCTGAGGTTATGCCGGTTTGATACGCGGACATACGTGCGTCGAATTCCATTCGCATCATGGCCGCTAGATCGAACTCGCAATACGTATTGCCCGAGAGTTCGAAAGCCGAATCTATGCGCGCCTCTATCGACTCGATGTGATATTGCAACGTCTGCCCGTAATACTGCCGGGCTAACTGTTCGGCGTTCTTAAACGAGACCTTGCTAGCGTCGGTCAGCATGTAGGACGGCACGCGGAAACACCGCGCGACGTCCTCTATCGACCAGCGCAGTTGCTCGATTAGCTGCGCGTCCGCCGCGCTGATAGTTAGGGGCTCCCATTTCATGCCCTCGCCTAGGACGGCGGTGCGCCCCATGCTGCCGCCTTTAAAGTTCTGGTCCCATTCGGTCTTAAGGCGATTGGCGAGTTCCTGCGAAATCTTACCCGGGGAAGTTAGGACACCCGAGGCGCGCGACATGTTCGCGAAAAAGCTATAGCTATTCTGCTGAATAGTTTGCCCTGTCATGGCCGACACGCCCGCCGCGTACAAGGGGGTAAGGCCGACTAACGGATGCGTGAGGGTTAATAGTCTGTGGTGCAGAATGTCGCGCGCCGGGACCGTGTCACCGCCTAACAATTCGGCTAACCGTTCCTGCCCGATCCGATAGAACACGCTACCGTCCTCGGCGAGCATTACCGACACCCGGCGCGGGTCCAGAATATGCATTTGCCGGATAACGTTGTTAGGGTCGCGCGCCAGGAACACGTAAGTATTCCCGGTGAAAAGCGCGCTTGACATGAATTGGCCCCAGAAGTCGACCCGGGTCTGATACGTGTTAGGCGTATTCAGGACCAAGGCGGCGGGGTGCCTATCGTTATCGACCTTTTGCCCGTTAGGTTTCAGGGTCCGCACGCGCGGCGGTAGTTTGGCGAGGTCGCCCGCAATGATTGCAATACAGGCGTAGACCGCGCTAAAAATTCCGTAGGGGCCGAAACACTCTTTGTTAGCTTGCCAAGCGCCGCTATACGGTTCGTGCACGTAGCCGTGCGATAGCGGCGGTAGAGAATTTCCGCCGTAGCCCGGGGGCGCGGGGAGGCTAGTCATAGCGCCACGCGTGCGCCACCTGATAAGGCTCGTTAGCGTGCGGTCCAGGATGTTCACGGCGGGCAGTTGCGGACCAGGGCGCGCGCGGCGTCCTGGTCCGCGTCTCGTTACGCCGCCTGTTTCGTCGGCGCCTTGCTAGGCGCGGACGCGGTCCCCGCCATAACGGGCGGTGTCTGCCCGTAGCCTACCGCCGTGATAAGGACAACGTCCTGATCGCGTGCGCGCTGCCAGTAGCTATACATTTCGCCGCGCAGACCTATCAAGTTCTGCTGCCAGAAGCTAACAAGCGGTGTCGCCGGTGTCGCCGGGGCGTCGTCCATTTGAACGGACGCCTCGCGCGATACGTCGACCGTTACGCTATTGTCGCTGGCTAACAAGACTCCCGCCTGATCCAGCAAAATGATTTCGTCCGTATCCAGGTGCGAGGACGTAATCACCGGGTAACCCATGAGAGTCTTACCCGCCGCGCTCGGGAACGCGGGCGCCCCAAACGAATTGAGCAACGCGCCAATATAGATAAGGTTCTGCGGGTGCATGATCCACGTCGGCGCGCGCGGGGCGTTGTTCTCATGCAGTAGTGAGACCGCGTGCGTAAGGTCGTATTGAACGTGCGCCAGTGTTTCGCCGGAACTCGGGAACGTCTGCCCGACGGGGAGCCCGTTTGTAATGCCGCCGGGGGATACGTTGGCAACCGCCGCGATTCCCGACCCTACGAACTGGTCGTTAAGGAAATCGGTAATCGCCCTAACTAACGAATCCCGCATAAGGCCTTCCGCCGCAGGATTTGAGAACCTAGCAAGTTCCTCGGTAATCACCACGATAAGCGCGGCCTTTGCCCACGGGATTGTTACGAAATCGTAGGTGCCTTTCCCGAGGGGTTTGCTAGCACCTTGCCCGACCCATTTTGCAGTACCGACGGCGGTTAGCTGTCGCGGGATGCGCACGTTAAAGGGCACGCGGCGAACCTGCGACATTTGCCCTATCACGGTTTCCTTTTCTACCAGTTCGATCAGTTCGCCGGACATGGTCTGCGCACTAACTAGTGCTCCGGCCCAGGCGGCGTCGGTCGTGGTCGCCGCCGCGACAGCGGCGCGCGTGATCCCGAGAGACTGCGCGCGCAAAACGCCGTGCATGTCCTTGTCATCGGGCCATTGCATTTTGGCGATTTCATGCGCCTGCGAAAGATTGCCGCGCGAGACTGCAATCGCCTGACACATGCGCGCGAATCGAATACCTTTTTCGGCGCTAACTACTTCGATACGCGGCTGCAGCACGGGCTGCGCGCTGCGCGCCTGTATGGATTCGAGTTCGCGCAGGCGAATCATTGTTTCGTCGATAGCCTTCACGTCCTTTTCGGTTTCGTCGAACGCGGTTCGTTCGTCGTCCGTCATGGCGCGTCCGTCGGTTTCGGACTTTTCTAACAAGTCCTGCAACGCCTGCGCCTTTGCCGCACGCTGCTTAACGTGTTCGGCGATTCGGTCGGAAATTTTCATGGAACTAAACTCCGTGGATATGGGTAGTTAGTGCCTAACGCGGCGCGGTTGCGGAAGTTACGCCCAGGCGAATACGCGCGAGGCGTTGGCGGGCCTTTACTTGTTCGTCGCGGACTAACGCGTCCAGGGGTAAGGCCTGCGAAATGAGTTCGGGGGCAAGTCCGTAACTGCGTGCAAGCTGCAACGCGTTCGGATTTGCGGGCACGCTAACTAGGGATAGCTCTAACAATTCCTGCCGCAGGAATCGGAACCCGGTTATCCGGTCGTTATCGTCGCGAATAGGCTCTATGTCCTGGTCGGACTTGACCGTAAACCCGACCGACACCGCGCGAAGCAAGCGCTTTTTTACGAGGCGCCAAAGATCGTCCGCCGTCTTACTGTCGCCGGGATCGAAAAAGCGCACGGTCGCAAGTAGTTTGTCGCCCTCTACGCCGATCTTTTTAACCTTGCCTATCGGCTGAAATTGCGAATGCATCCAAAGGAACACCGGGTTCCGTTTGAAGTTCGCGAGGTCCCAGCCTTTGACGCTAACAATGTCCCCGTAGCGGTCTACGGTTTCGTCGGACGCGACAAAGGTCGCGGTCCGTTCGTCGTCGGCGACCTCGGTTAGCGCTTCGGTGAATCCACGAACGAACGGTTCGGCTGCGCTGGTGCGGCGGGCCAGGACTTCGGTTGCTTGCATGGCGTTACCCTCGGGGAGTAACGCGGGCCGGGTGCAACCGTCGCCCGCGATTCGGGACTAGTTAGCGTCGCGGCGGGGCGGGCGGGATTGCAGGGCGCGGGGAACGGTCGCGGTTTTTGCTGCCGGGCCGGTGTCGGATATCGTCGGGGAGGCGCGCGGGCTGCATGGTTTCCCTTTTGCTTGCCTGCGGGCCGGATGCAACCGTCGCCCGAATGGCGCGGGACGATAGGGGTAGCGGGCGCGCGCGTCAAATGTTCCACGTGGAACGGGCCCGCGCCCTAACTACGGTCCGCCTAACTATTACCAGCGCGCGAATACTATTTGTGTTTGCGCGATATGCAATCGCGCGCCGGTAACGCATTTGTTTAAACGAATTCTCGGGCCCGTAGGCGGGCGCGCCCCAGGACCCGCACCGCTGACACCGCCGACGGCGCGAACGCGGCAGGGCGTGTGCCTGCGTTCGCGGCGCCCGGCGCGTCAGACAAAGGTTAGCGTCGGTTCGCTAGAGCCTTCGGACTCCAAAACCATGCGCCGACCCATTGCCATGAGTAGCGCTATCAGTCCGTCGATTTTCTGCAGGGGGTTGTCGCGGTCCTTGCGCGGGAAAATGTTTCCTTTGAAATCTTCCGCCACCTCGCAACATGACACGTTCCAACGTAGTACCGGGTTACCGTTGTGGTGCAGGCGCCGCTGCCGGATAAGGGCGTCTATCTCTTTCATGGCGGGCGAGAAGTTCGCGACGGTCGGGCGGTACTCGATAACGGGCACGTCCTTGGCGGCTAACTCACTAGCTAGTTTCAACGCCTGCCAGGGATCGTAGGCGACGTCTAATATTACGTGGTCGGTCGCATCCTGCAGGATGTCGGATTGTATGCGTTCGAAATCTATAACCTCGCCGGGCGTCCCGGTTATCCAGTTGTCCGCGTGCCACGTTCCATAGGATGCATTACGCCCGTCAAATATCGTCGCCTCGGGTAGATAGAACTGCGCGAACACGTAGTAATGCGTAACCCCGTCGATTGTGCGCGCGAACAATTTAACGCGCGCGGCTAGGTCTATCTTTGCCGCGAGGTCCAGACCTATAACGCATTGCTCGCCCTTGAAATCGTTTTCGGTTAGGGCAGGGTCGGCGCACTGGTCCCATGCAATCATGTTAGCCCAGGCGACCGCCGCGTTAGTCCATAGGTTTAAATGCTTTTGCTTGAAGGCGTTTTGCTGGCTAGCTATTTGTGAGGCGCGGTGCGCGAGACTAGCTATTACGTCGGGGTGCACGCTGGTCCCAAAGTTCGGGTTAGCCTTCGCCCAGGACTCGGGGCTTTGCCAGTCGTCCGCATCGTCTATCGTGTAGATCAATCCGAAAAACGATTCGTCGACAGTTTCCTGCGCTAACACGCGCTGCGCGTAGCGCCATTGTTCGAACCCGATGCCTGACTGGTTATTTCCCGCCGTGGTAATAGATAGAATCATCGGTTGCGACCGCTTGCCGGTTGCGGTTACTAAAACATCGTGCACCTCGCGGGACTTGTGCGCCGCGAGTTCGTCTAACACCGCAAGGTGAATATTGAGCCCGTCCAGGGCGTTCGCGTCGCGCGATAGCGGACGGCAGATAGACGCGGTCGCGGTCTGCGTAATGGCGTGCGCGCCGACCTCTACCCCGTACTTAGCGCGAAAGGCGCCGTCCTGCCGCGCCATATGCTGCGCGAGGTTGAAAACAATTCGCGCCTGATCGCGCGTCACCGCCGCCGCGTAGACTTCGGCGCCGCCCTCGCCGTCGACGGCTAGCATAAAAAGCGCAATGGTCGCGGCTAACGAACTCTTGCCGTTGCCCTTGGGGACCGCGACGAACACGTAGCGGAATCGGCGCATACGGGTAGCCTTGTTAGTCCAGCCGAACATAGAGGCGACCAGGAACTTCTGCCACGGACCGAACCGGAAACACTTACCGGCGCGCGGCCCGCGAATTTCCCGGAACATCTGAATAGCGCGCAGCGCCCTTTCCGCCTTGCGCGCGTCGAACGTAAAAGGGAACGCGTCGGACTCTATACGCGCCTCGTCGCGTTCGTGCCGTTCGCACGCCATACGAACCCAGGAACACGCGGGGATGCGGCTAGTTAGAATGTCGCGCACGTATTGCAGCGCCTCGGCGACGTTCGGCAGGGTGGCGGCAATGTCCTTTAGATCGTCGTCCCTAACGTCTAGGTCGGCGGACTTCGGCGCGAGGGCCTGCAGGCGTAGCTGCACCGCGCGCGCGCGCACGTCGGCGCCGTGGCCCTTTAGCTTTTCCTTTGCAATGCGGCGCGCCTCGCGCCGGGCGGCAACCCGCGCCGCGCGGCGCGCCTCGGGGTCTGCGTATTTGTGCGGACGCCCGCGTTTTTTCTTAGGCTCTAAATCCGGTAGGTCTATCTGATCCACGCGCCACCCCTGACGCGCGGGACCGGATGCAACCGTCGCCCGCAATCATTGCCGGGCGCAACTATACACCGACGCCGTTAGCGCCCCCCTGGTCGACCACGGCGAACATGAGTCTATGGCCCTGCAGGTGCGCGATTGCGTCCAGCGCCCTAGCTAGTCGTTCGGCGTTGTCAATCGCGCGCGCCATTTCGTCCCCATTCAATTGCGCGAATACTTCCGCGTAGGACTTGTTAATCCGCACGGCGGCGTCCGCTGTCTTGCGCGCCGCCGCCTCAAGGCTCGCGACGTCGTTTTTTACCGCGCTGCGGAACTCGTGCAGGCGATCTTTATACGCGTCCCATAGTTTCGCGGCGGCGTCGTAGTTAGTGTGCAGTTCGTCTATTACGTTCATAAGGTCCGACTCCGTTTGTGCCGCCCATAGGGCCGCGAACCCGATAGCGTCGACGTGGCGTTTTGAGATTAGATAGCCCTCGCGCGATAGCCCGCTATTAGTCCAGGCGCCCGCTAACATCCGGCGCATGTACCGGTAGCATTTACCGTCGCTGCGGTCCGTGGTAAATCCCGTGTCCTCTAGACCGTGCGAGCGTAAGCGCTTAATGATGGGTAGCGCGTCGTGGTAGTTATCGTCCAGCACTACTAACTACCTTACACTTATGCGGGTCGATAGTGCCGCACGCGAGCGTGCGCGACTCGTTAACCGTGTCCGCCCGATAGCCGGATAACTTAAAGGCAATCGGCATTGCGTTTTTAAGTATGCCGAACGCGGCTAAGTCGCCCTCGTCTTTGGAAAGTTTCAACGCCTCGGCCAATGCTTCGGAGAACTCCGCTAGATAGGCGTCTAAATCTAGCGCCGTGGTTTGTATAATGAATTCCCCACTCCCGCCCGTGTCGGCAAAGATGCGCGTCATGTCTAACCCCTTCGCTGGTTAGTGAGTAACAACTATCGAACCGGCAACACCTGTAGCGCCATTGCCACGGCTAACAACACAACCGCCACCCATAACGGCGCCTTTCCCATTGCGGACACAATCGCCGCGACCAGGGCGCCCAATACCAGGATTATCATTACAGTAAGCATAAAGCCTCCTATCTACTGAATACTCTCGGTTTCCGGATCGGCGTCGCGGATTTGGCGCTTTTGCGACTCGCGGCGCCGAATTTCCGTCATCCATGCCGCCAATGTTTCGAACGTGGTTTCGTCCGGTTCGACTACCGTTCCATCGGGCTGCAAAATCCCGTGCGTACCAAAATTGTTTTCGACCGTTACCGCTTCGGTCTTGCCGTTGAAAATCCGCCACGCAATTACGGGCGACTGCTGCGACTCTTTAGGCTCGCCGTCCGCAAAGTCGGAGTAGACGGGCTCCACCACGAAAAACCCCGGCGCGGCTGGCACGATAGCGACCTCGCCTAACTGGTCGTCCGGGTCGCCACGCACGGTAATATCTAGATAGTGCTCGTCGGAAAAGTACATGCGCCAGCGCTGAACGTTAGGGTCCTTGTCGCCCGCGCCCCCGAGGGGCAGCGCATACCACACGTTACGCCAGTTAATAGCCACCCCTTCGAAAATATACATGCAACCTCCTATCTACCTAGCTTGCGCAAATATTCCTCTATGATCCACGCCCGAAGTCGGCTGTAGCCGATTTTCGAACTGCCGTCCGAAAAGGTCCCGTCTAATAGGACCTCGTCGCGGTCCGCGCCTAACGGCAGCGGCGCGTGCCATTCGTCGCCGGGGTCTAATGGGTCGACGGAAAGCGTTGGGACCTCGGGCCACCCGCCCGCCTCGTCGACCGTGTTTATATATTGCGGCCCGCTAGCTAGTCCCCGGATAGCCGCGTCTATCTGATCGCAGACCTTGTTAACGCCGCCCTTGTACAGGTAGCGGCGCGCGGGCATACACCCGACGGTTTCGCGGATCAGTTGCGCGAAACCCAGCCCCTCCTGCACCGTCGGGTGCAGCGGATCGCGGCAAGGTTTACGCACTCCGTTTAGATTGTTCCCGAGTCCCAGGGGCCACGCGCCGCGCCGCAGCGTCGCCTGCAGATAGCCGTCCGGTGCTTCGAAAAAAAAGCCATTCTGCGACTCGGGGCTAGGCCAGCCGTAACAAACATTGTTAGACGAATGACCAGTAGACCCGGGCGTTACATCGTCGACCCTCGCGAGGGTTAACGAGTCGCCTTGTTCCGGGCCGCGCACCGTCACGTTACCGACACAGTTACATTGCATCGACTGACCCGCGTCGGCGTTGTGTTCGCCGTTGTCGTCGATTTGCAGCGCCTCGCCGCGCCCGACGTATGGGCGCCCGTGGTTATAGTGCAAATTGTTTATATGCGCGTGGTTAGGCGCTGCGACCAGGGGATTACGCCCGGTCGTATGCGCGTAGAGGTTTTGCATAGCTAGAGAGTAGTCAGCCCGCCCGCCGACTAGATGCCCGTAACCGTGGTCCGTGCCCGCCTCGTGGTGCGAACCCTCGCCCATTGCGAAATCCGGGGGTATATGCAGCGGATCGAAAATCGCGCAGCGAATGCAGGAGGTCCCTTGCGCCTCGTACCAGACCTCTATCCCCTCGTCCATGCTGAAGCGCGCTTCGCAATTGATAAATGCCACGCGGTTGATATCGACATTGTTAGAACTCGCCCCCAAGGCGTCGCGCATGTCCGCCTTAAATTCGTCGGGCCCGTCGACCGAGGGCAGATCGCCGACCCATGAGGGTAGATGCCACACGCGGGAGTTAGACCCGCGTACGCGTAGGTCGGCGGTCTGCACGAATAGCCCGGCGCCCGGGGCCGCGTGCCCGACGTAATCGAAGTTCGCGCGCTCCGGGCCATTCATGGCGCGCCCCAGGTAGCAATAACCGCCGCGAAATGGAAACGTGAATTTAGAAAACCCCTCGCCCTGGTCTGCATACCAGCAATACCAGAAGGTTCCCGAGTAGCAGTTAGGCCCGCGCGGATCGGGCCCGCCCTCTTTTTTATTCTCGGTCGACGTCACAAAGTAGAGTTTGGAGGGGAGGTCGCCCGCGCTCACGTCCAGCCCCGGCCCGCCAACACCGGGCAGCGCGGATAGATAGGGTGTCGACTGATAAGGCCATGTATTCACGGTTCCCCCCTTTTCGGTGTAGGCGTTTTTTCCACGTCGATAACGTCGGCAATGTCGGGCGGCGGTTCGAAGTTCGCCGGGGCCAGCGTGTCCGGTCCGCGTAGGTCGATTATTTCGAACCGCCACCCCATATGCCTGCAGTAATCCATTATTTGCCGTACGGACCAGTCCCGCATGTAACGCAGGATCGGCGCGCAAACATTGCCCGCGCGCAGCACCCGCAGCCCGGCGCAAAAGTGCGGCGCCGTGATCCGGACCAATAGATAGCCGTCTAGGTAGAGGTCGGACGAGGTCGGCGGCGGCGCTAGTCTATTTCGTCCCATGAGGTGACCCCCGGCGCGGAAAGTTCGCGCGGTCCTGAAATTCGGACGCGGCCTGCAGGCGTTGCGCCGACCTCGGCTAACGCTAGGCCTAGCTGCTGCCATAGATCGCGGCTAAGGCGCGTGTACGGTTGTAGTTCTGGCTTGCCCTGCGGCGATTTCATTATCAGCCCTTGGTTAGTTAGGCGACTGTCGACCTGATTAACCCGGGCCCATAGGCGCGCAATCTTTACGAATGCGGCGCCGTCGCCGGTGCCGTGCACCCCGGGCACGGCTACGTGTTCCATTAACCACGACCACATTTCTTTTTCCTCGGGCGCGAGTACGCACCCGGGCGGGACGACCGGCAGCGCGGCAATTTTCGGCGCGTCGTCGCGGTGCCGCGCTTTGTGCGCGTCGCCTTGTATCAATTTCAAAATCGTGGCGGTAGGCCTGCGGGACATAGCGTGCGACCTCTAACTATTTTTGTTGCGTAAAACCGGGCGTTCCGGCGCGGCCGGGTGGCTATTCCCGCCCGCAGCGGTCCCCAGGGCGGCGCCGGGGCCCTTTTCCCCATTAGTTAGGCGCGGGGAAGTTCGCGCCCGTTCCGGGGAACCCGCCGGGACCGCGCCACGCAAAACCCCTTGACCCGGAAATTCCTGATATGGTTTTGCACGCAATCGAG